CTCGTATTGAGACCTTATATGATTAGAAATAATAAATATATTAAAAACATTGAGTATGTTCATTATAGTACAGGTCAACCTATGGGTTGTCTGTCTTCTTGGGCTATGCTTGCTGTTACTCATCATTATATTTTACAGACTTGCGCGTTCCATGTATATGGGACACGTCGTTGGTTTGATAAATATGAAATACTAGGTGATGATTTGGTCATCTTCGATAAACTTGTCTATCAAGAGTATTGTCGGTTAATGGATCTACTCCAGGTTGGAGTAAACCCATCTAAATCATTAATATCCCATGATGTTACTGCAATTGAATTTGCAAAACGGACAGGAATTAATGGTATTGATGTATCTGGATTATCTTGGAAACAATTTATTTCAGAGAATACGATTATGGGTAGAATGAACTTAGTTCTTTCTGCCTCTCGTAGAGGGTTAATTACTTCGGTACCAATGATTTTAAAATTATTGGCACGAACCAAAGGAGAATCTTTGCTTTCTACCGAAAATGGTAGAAAGATTTTAGAGACTTCTTTAATGGGCCTATTAGGATACCTTTCCAATATTGGACGGTTATCGCTGATAGATGCAGTAGCGTTCACTGTCGATCCTCTAGATGAGGATGGAGAGAAAATGGATAAACCATCTCTTCCCCTTACAATGACGTTGCATGAGATTTTGGGTTTATTACAACCTGAAGTTTTATCTTCTAATTGTAAATGGGAGCCTACTCGTATATCATGTTTTGATGACAGACGAGAGGTCGCACGCGAGATTGTTGGCTTTATGGCCGACTCTCTTGCTCGTGATTCTCTTGCTAGTATGTTACTATTTAATAGTAACTACGATTCTGCGTTAAAAGCGTATAGTCTGTCTTTAATTTCTAATGAATTTGATATATCTTTATTTCCGAAAATTGAGCAATCTCAACTTGTGAGTTTTGCAGAATTATTCTTACTTAAGGATCGGGATCCTGATGATTTGGCCGATGAAGTTTATAACTTCATGTACAAATTAAAAGAATTACCGACAATGAAAGAAGCTACCAAATTTAAAACTTTGGTTGATAATTTTATTAGTTCCTTTAAGTTTGAATCAAATTCTCGTATTACAAAACATGCTGAAGTAGCATGGATGCAGAAAGATATTGCAAATGCAGGAAATATGAAAGAGCGGCCTTATTGGCTTCTTCTTAGCTAGGTGTTACCGGAACATTGTCCGATATCAATACTAACTGTAAAAGGCTCTTTGTAGACAGATTGAGAAATCAATTTTAAGTAGGGAATTCTAGAAATAGATGAAACTACCTCTATGATACTTAAAGTATACGTTACAGATTCGTTGTTCCTTTATTAGAAGAGAACACCGTATGCGGGTTACATTCGTTAAAATTAACGGG